CTCTATCAAACACCACTTGTATAGTTGTGAGTTAGATAACTCAACTTTTTAGACGCTATCAGCGTTCAGTCAGCAGACAGAAGAAAGGATCGAAGAATAAAAAGAAAGCGATATTAAAACTCTCTCACATTCACAAACAGGTTGCGGATATCCGCAACGATGCAACACATAAAATGACAACATCGGTGGTAAAAATCAAACCGAAGGTGTTGGTTATTGAGAGTTTGAAACCAAAGAACATGAGTAAAAACAGAAAGTTGGCTTCGTCTATATTGGATTCAGCATTTGGTAAAATCAAATTGCAACTCCAGTACAAGTCTGAATGGAATGGTATTAGATTGGTGATGGCACCAACATTCTACGCATCATCCAAGTTCTGTTCATCATGTGGTTATAAGAAAGAAGATTTGAAGTTGGAAGATCGAGACTGGGTGTGTCCTGTCTGTGGTGAACATCATGATCGTGATGTCAACGCAGCCAGAAACCTACGTTTCTTCGGACTCTGGTTAATGGATTTATTGCCCGATAGTTTAGCGGGTATTGCCTGTTCAACTGATGAATGTCAGTCGAATGTTGTTGGTGACTTGTCACCGAAGCATAGAGATGGGAGGTTGCAGTTCTTCACAGAACAGTGCCTATCGATGAAGCAGGAATTCAAATGTACGCAATTTGCACTCGTTGCATAGTTTTGCGTACTTTTGTTAGAACGGTATATGCGATATCGATATGCTCTATTCATTTAGTTAGTAACTAATTTATATTATTTTTAACTACAATAGGCAATTTAAATAAAGTGTAGATTATAAACTATTAGTAATAATTATCAGCAATCTACATTATGGCAACAATTACTTTATCAGTTTCATATAACTTACGCGATTCTGCTACCGAATTACATAATTTCGGTGTAGGTGCTAATGTATCTCGTGGTTTATGGGATAATAGAGATAAAGGAATCGTTGAAAGAAGTGAAAAACATCAAATAAATGTACCTGAGTGGTCACAACAACCAAATACTGGATTAAGTACCTATTTCAAAAGACATAATGGATTTAAGGATCAAGAGAGACATAATAGAGTATCGCGCAATTTTACACTTAGACAAGGCACATTTGTTAAATATTATGCAACTAGCTTCGATCCAATGAGCGATCCTTTATATCATGAAGATAACAATAGAGAAGTACAACGATATTTTGATGTTCCTATGATTTTAACGTTTCAACCAGAAAATGAGATATATAATAGATTCGGAATTCAGCACTTAGATGAATTTGAAGTTCATGTGCATATGTCATTATTCATGGAATTACAATTTGCAAGCCTACGTCGAGCTGGTGTTTTACCTGCATGCGATCCTAATGAGCATAATCCTATATGGAGTCAGAGAGGGTATGAAGGCTTTAGATACTATGGATATTCAGCACAACAAATATTCCCAAAAGCTGGTGATTTAATGAAAATTGAAGCATTTGACACATTATATGAAATTGAAAGTGTTAAAGATGCTGCACCTGACCATCAACATAGATGGAGAAAATACTGGTGGAAACTATTCTTGAAGGATGCTATGGACAATGGAAAGAAAGTAAGTTCTGATGTGTTAAATGACCCAGAACAAGAAGGATTTATTAATGATCTTCTGGGAGCACAATCAGGTAGTGGATTAGTAGATCCACTTGGAAATTCGATAAAATGGCCTTTTGATGCTTCATGTACGGTGGATCAATTAAAGAAAGATGTTTTATTTAGACCGCCAGAAGTAGATAAATCAGTTACTGATATATCAGGCGATAACAAATTTTATCCATGTTACGATAAATTCGGTAAATGGTAATGAGGTTTTAGATGGTTCCCTATTATTTCGTAAGAACACAAGAAAAAGTTGAAATAGCTTTACTGGATATGTTTAATAACATAGTAGTAAATAAATACAACGATATAACGAGAACGTCTTATTCACAGACGATAAGAGTTCCTATTGTCATAAACCAAGAAAAAAACTTTGCTAACTGGTTTAGAAATGTAGAAGAAAAGAAAAGAACTATGCCAATTCCTATAGGTGGTCTTAGATTTGTATCAAAAGAGCCAAATAATGAGAATCGCACTCAATCTACATATGCTAGACAAATATTTTCAAAGGCAACTGAACGATGGATTCAGGATATTCAACCAACTCCATATAGATTAACATATGAATTAGAATTTTTGACCGATAATCTATCCGATTATCATCAAATAACAGAAAATATAGTTCCGTATTTTAATACGTCTAGAGCGTTGAGAATAAAAGAATTTGATTTTGCTCCTGATATTGAGCGAAAAATAATAGTCTATTTAGCTGGAACCACAGAAACTTTCGAAGATGAGTTAGAAGCTGGAAGCAAACATCGATTTTTTAAACCAAAATTTACATTTAGATTAGATGTTGACTGGTATAGACCATTTGAAATACCAGAAATGATCAAATATGCTCAAATGAATTTTCAAATCGATGATTTTATGCATTCACAGCAAATATTTGTGTATCCAGATCCAATAGCACAGACTGAAAAGAAAGCATGGGAACAATTATCTGACACAACCAGAACAGGTTATTCTCTACTAAAGACCTTTTCGCGCAGTTTAGTTAAAGAAACTAATATTGATGGAACTGTAACATGGGAAGATATAACAGCTCCTGATGCAGTTAGACCTGTTGGTGTTCCTAGTTTTAACCTACTACACCTTGATTTCGATAATGACACATCGCATGAAGTTGATAGAAGCGGATTCGGTCGTGATTTTGTTGCATTAAATGATAATAATAGAACTTTTATATCACCACTTGAACCCGGAAATGGACAGGATACCCCTGATGGCTATAAAGTTGATCCAACAGTTAAATGGAATAAAATTTTAGATTGGTTTGGTACTAATAATGGGTTAAATGAATCTCCATTTACATTCCAAAGCATATTACAATTCAAAAATTCCCCTGTACCAGATACCATTTTCCAATATCTGCTTAATGATGAGACAACAACCGATGCTGGTGTTATAATACCACAAGGTGAAGTATTTTTTGATTGGGGATTGATTGATTCTAAACTCTATTTCACATTCAAAACATATGGATCAGATTCACTTTTTTACACATACACAACAAAAAATAAACTGGATTTGAATAATATGGATATTTATAAATTTGTGTTTGTTTTATATGACAGCGGAAATGCTGGTACATTTGGATATACTATAAATAATGGAACTATGATAGCACTAGAAACTGTGAGAACTTAAAAAATGGCAATTACAACAATAACACTTAGTAATAATACTGTAGCTGAAGGTCAACCTAATGGGTATCTGATCGGGAATTTTACCGTTAATGACCCACTAGCCACAATTGAGTTACTTGATAGTTCCAACCATCGGTTCGTTCTGGATTCTGCTGATTTACTTGTCGCTGATACTACTTTAATTGATTTCGAAGCACAACCTTTAATACCTATTGAAGTAGCAGCAAAAATAACACAACCCATAAAATTAATAGAAGTCACAGACACAAAATTACAGATAACTACAACAACACCTCATGCATTGACATCAAGTGATGTAGTGTGGGTTTCTATATTTAATGGCATCACTTACAACACCCGATATGACGTATATGACATAATAGATCCTAATACGGTTATTCTAAAGGTCTCTACATTATTTACTACCACCTCAGATATAACAGCAAATATAGAATTAATTGAAAAACTACTTACTCTCACGATAGACACTGAGACAGCAACTACATTAAATGTAAATGATACTATTGGAATTTCTTATACCGTATATTATGATAAACCATTTGACGCATCCAATCCATATACAGTCAAAACTATTAATGGGTCTAAACTTACAACCGAATTACTTGTATCCGATTCAACTGTGTTGCTTAGTAATGCATTTGGTACATTATATACTGATTATTTAAGACAATCATTTGATATAAATGTCACTGATGGAAGTGAGTTAGCACCTGTTATTCTATCCATATCACCAAGAGCAAGTAAAATACAAACACATCCACAAATAACATTAACAGGATCACATTTTGATGAAGGTGGATCTCCTGTCGTTCGTGTAAATGGCATACCTGCTTATATCGATAGTAATACAGATACTGAAATAAAATTTACATTAACAACAGATTTAACGTATGGTATTTATGATGTTGTTGTTGCTAATGGTTATCAATACATAACCTATAATCTAGATAACGCAGATAATTTCACCACATATTCAGATGATTTAACTCACGTTGAATTAATTCGATATATGAATGACGAAGCGGTTAGCTTCGCAATTGGAAATAATAAATGTTATGTTAAACCAACACTTCAATTAGTATATGATGTAGATGGAATTTCTGGAAAATTCGGTAAGGTAATGAATGTAATTCCATCGAATCCATACATGACATATATTCAGGTATACCTAAAGCATAATGCTAATTTTGACTGGAATACTGGTGGGTTAGTATCATTAGATTCAATTGACTTAATTGATGGTGATCTAGTATGGTTATCAAATCAAACGGTTTCTGCTGATAATGGCATATATATAGTGCGAAGTTCAACATGGGAATTCTTACAAGATGTCACATCTGATACCTTTGTTGATCTAGGTGCTAGAGCAACTGATCAAGTTGATGGGAATATTAACCGAAATATAATAATAGATCATAATATTAA